GCTGCGCGAGAGTTGCGGCTACCGTTCCGCCTGTGCCGTGGCATCCTCGCTGATACGCGTCACTCTTCAGAGGATGGAGGAACGCGACACCGGAGCGGAGACGGATGACGACACGTTCACGAGGTATTCGGAATGGGAGTCTCCGGAGTACGGCAACCCACCTGTGCGGAGACGCTCCGCCAAGGCGAAATGACGAGGCATGGCAAAGGACAAGGACTATAAACGCATGATACACACCGCTCGGTGGCTCCGTCTCCGCCGCGACGCTCTGACGCGGCATCCTCTGTGCCGCCGCTGCGAGGAGGAGGGCTACGTCACCGCCGCCACCGAAGTGCACCACGTGGTTCCGGTGGAGAACGGAGTGACGGCGGCGGAGAAAGAACGCCTGATGTTCGACCCCTCCAACCTCCGTCCTCTGTGCCGCGCGTGCCACATCCTCACCCACAAGGAGATGGGGAGGTGCGGCAAGGAGAGGAACGTGAGGCACAACGAGGAACAGCTGAAGCGCATCGTGGGGCGGCTCTTCGGCGACGAGGCACCCCCGGGGGGTGTTTTTTAAAAGGGGGTACCCCCCTTTAAACCTCGCCCCGTCTGTTTTAAATGCGTGAGCGATTTTTACGATTTGCGGAACTTTTGACGGAATCCCGTAACACTGCACCGATATGGCAAAAACAAGCGAAGATTATAAAAAGAGCATCGTGCGGGCCTTGAAACTCGCCAACAAATACAGCCGTTCCCTCGACATACAGATAGGGGCGATGGCCAACGCCATGCGCACGCTCTCCCTCGCCGCCGACGACATTGAGAAGCTCACCACCACGGTGGTGCTTGAGGAGACCCGTTACGGGCAGAAGTACGCTCCGCATCCGGCGTTCAAGGTGCAGAAGGACGCTCAGAACGATTTGCTTAAACACATAAAAGTCCTCGGGCTGACAGCCGAGGACCTGATTGGCATCAACGATGTGGATCCCCTTATTGAACTCACCAGGAAAGTGAACGCCGCGGGGCGTTCCACGAAAATAGTGAAGCCCGATGACGGAGGATGAGAAGAATAGGCTCAGGGCGAAAAAGGCGGAGGTCACGGAAGCCCTCGGGCGGTTCGACGGCTCCCTCTACCGCCTCGGGGAGGTGGACAGCCGCCTTGAGGAATACGTGGAGGAGGTGGCGCAACGCCCGGCGGCGCACAACCTCTACGAGCAACTCGCCGTGGTGAGGTTCCTCCGCATGGCGCGCCGCTACGGAATCAATGTCACCGAGGTGCGCAAGTTCTTCACCCTTTACGAGCATCTGTATTTCCCGGGCAAGCATGGACCGCAGCGGTACAAGCTCACTCCGGTGCAGGTCTTCCAATTCGTCAACATCTTCGGCTTTTGGGAGGACGGGAAACGTGTGGTGAGGGAGGTGGCTCTGTTCGTGCCCCGAAAGTTCTCCAAGACCACCTCCACCGCCGCGTTGGCTGTCTACGACCTCCTTTACGGGGATGCCAACGCGGAGGCTTACGTGGGCGCCAACTCTCAGGATCAGGCGAAGAAATGTTTTGACGTGATACGTGGGGCGATGCGCCGCCTTGACCCCGACAACCGGCGCTATATGGTCAACGAACAGGTTATCAAGTCGCGCCGCAAAGACCGCACCGCCATAGCGCAGTGCCTCACAGCCAACGCACGCACCAAGGATGGATTGAACGCCTCCACGGTGATTATGGATGAGTTCTCACAGGCGCGCGACAACTCCCTCCTTACGGTGCTGACCACCTCCATGGGTGTGAGGGAGAACCCCCTCACGGTGATAATCACCACCGCCTCCGATGTGTTCGACGGTCCTTTTTTCGACAAGCTCCAAGGTTATAAATCCGTGCTTTTGGGGGACTTCGAGGATGATTCCCTTTTCGCCCACCTCTTCGAGCCGGACATAGACGACGCGGAGGACAGCGAGGACACGTGGCGCAAGGTACAGCCGCATCTCGGTGTCACCGTCTCCATGGAGTTCTACCGTCAGGAGTACAAGAACGCCATGCGCGACGGAGCGGAGGCGATGCTCGCGTTCCGCACGAAGCTCCTGAACGTCTACGCCGAGAACGAGAGGAGGAGTTGGATTTCCTCCACGTTGGCGCGCAGCATCTCGCGTCCGTTCTCGTTCGATATGCTCCGCGGTCGTCCCGACGGCATGATGGCCCTCGACCTCTCTGTGCTCGACGACTTCACCGCGCTCACCACGGGCATCTACAACGTGAAAGAAAAAACGTTTTTCTTCAATACTGAATATTTTTTTCCCGAGGGCGCGCTTCCGGGCCATGTCAACGAAAAACTCTACCGGACGTGGGCGGAGGAGGGTTGGCTCGTGCTGACCCCCGGCGAGGTGATGGATTACAGCTATATAGTGAACCATGTGCTGTGGGTGAACAAATATGTGCGCATCCTTTCGTTCGGTTACGACCCCTACAAGTCACAGGAGGTGATCAATATGCTCTCCTCCTCGGGAGCCGGCAACGTCATAAGGGGCGTGCGGCAGACCTACGGCTCGTTCACCGCTCCGGTGCAGGCGTTCGAACACGGGGCGAAGACGGGGAAGGTCTTCATCAACGACAACCCCATCAACGCCTACTGCTTCGGGAACGCTGTCCTTGACGAGGACAGGCTGGAGAACGTGAAGCCCATCAAGCGAAGGGACAGCCAAAAGATAGACGGGGTGATCACCGCGCTCATGTGTATGCGCTTATTTATCGACTACGAGAGGTAGCCGGGCGGCTTAAAAGTTAAATAATACATATCAAATCTTAAAATCGTGTTAATTTGGTGCCAAAACGCGCCAAATAAGCCCTTAGCGTCCGAATAGTAGAAACACTTCGTTTTATGCGGATATTTGACAGAATTTTTCCCAAGCATAGAAGAGAGTCCGAAAAGGGGGCTTCGCAGCCGAGGCTCGGAAGATACCAAGGGGCGGGCCCCCTCCTTTTCGGGGACACCGGAGCCATGTCGGTCCCGGCGGTCTACCGTTGCGTCTCTCTGATTAGCGAGAGTGTGGCCGGACTCCCCATGCAGATCATGCGTCTCAGCGGAGGGATTTTCCGCGACGACACCGGATGCCGTCTGCATTACCTTCTGAACGTGCAGCCGAACGAGCGCACGGGAGCCTACGACTTTTGGGCGCGGATAGTGCAGAACGTGCTGCTTGACGGCAACGCCTACATTGTTCCGGTCTATAACATCATGTCAATGGAACTGGACCGCCTCGTGCTGTGCGGACGTGGCACGGTGGCGCACGACACCGTCAACAACACATACACGGTCGACGACATTTCCAACGGCATCAGCGGCACCTACACAGAGGACGGCATCATCCACATCATGAACATGTCCTCCCCGTCGGATCCGCAGCGAGGGCTGGGCGTTATCGCCTACGCCCGCACTACGTTGGGAATCGCCACGGCGGGGGACAACGAGACCCTTAAGCGTTTCGCCAGCGGCGGCAATATGAGGGGCATCATCTCCAACGACGCCGGAGTGAGGGGTTTCGGGGAGGTTCAGGACGAACAGCTTGAAAAGGCTGCCCTCGACCTCGACGACAAGATAGACTCCGGAGCGCGCTTCGTGTCGCTCCCCGGCTCTTCGATCAAGATGGACACGTTCACGCTCTCGTCCGCCGATATGCAGTTCCTCGAATCAAGGAAATTCAACGTGCGCGACATCTGCCGCTTCTTCGGCGTGCATCCCTCGTTCGTGTTCGACGACACTTCGAACAACTACAAGAGCGCGGAGAACGCCAACGCCGATTTTCTGACGCACACGCTCAACCCGATGCTCCGCAAGATAGAGAGCGAGTTCCAACGCAAGCTCATAGGCGAGAAATCGGTCAACCGGCGCAAATTCCAATTCGACCGCCGCGGTCTCTTCGCCTCCGACCTCGAGACACGCATGAAGTACATGGCTCAGGCGTTGGCGGTGGGGCGCAGCGTCAATGAACTCCGTATGATGGACAATCTTCCCCCGGTGGAGGGAGGCGACGTGGTGCTTGTGAGCGCGAATTTGCGCACCATGGGGGAACTTACCGGGGCGAATCCGACAACAATCAAACCCGATAGCAATGAATAGAAATGAAATCGTACGCAGAGAGATAGTCACCCCCGGGGGGTTGCACATACGCTCCGCCGCCGGGGGGGAGGAGAGCCGCACGATCAGCGGTTATTCCATCCTCTTCAACGTTCCGTCGGCTCCACTTTACGAGGATGACGAGGAGGTGATGAGGGAGGTCATCGCCCCCGAAGCCGTGACGGAGGAGCTTCTACGTTCCTCCGACATAAAGATGCTCCTCTTCCACGACCGCAAGCTTATTTTGGCTCGCAGCGTCAACGGGGAGGGGAATCTGACCTACTTCATCGACGACAAGGGCGTGGGCTTCAATTTCGAGGCTCCCCACACCGTGGACGGGGACAAGGCGTTGGAGCTTGTGCGCAACGGCGTTCTCACCGGATGCTCGTTCGCGTTCTCCACGAAATATTATGATCCCGACTGGGTGGAGCGCAAGCATGAGACCGACGCTGACAACAAGCTCTCCACCACGTGCGTGGTGCGCCACATCAGCGGAATCTACGACTTCTCCATCGTGGCCGACCCGGCATATCCCGACACCTCCGTGGAGGCGAGGGAGCTGGCTGAGAGGCTCCGTGGGGAGGCTCCGCGCGTGGCGGCTGACCGCTCCAAACAACAGGTGGCGGAGATGAGGGAGAGAGCCAAAAACAGAATTATCTAAATTTTTTAAATAAACAAGTTATGCCAAATGTAAGAGAATTGGTAGACGAGTACCAAAGCAACTGTGACCGCATCAGCGAGATCGCGGACACTTGCGAGAGAGAGAACCGGGAGCGCACCGAAGCCGAGACCTCGGAATACGAGGGGTTGGTCCGCGCCAACCAGCTCCTCCAAATGAGGATGCAGGCAGCCGCAGCCGAGGCTGTCCGCCGCAACCCCTCCATCGTGGAGGACAGCAACCGCATCATCCGTGAGAGGGTGCAGTCCAACTCCCGTGTGGAGATCCGTCTTGTGCGCGACCTCGTGATGGTCTCCGACGCGGCCTCCGGCGGCATCGTTCCGCTCCGCATCCAGGACATCCTCGAGCCGCTCACCGAGGGGCTTATCCTTGACAAGGTGGGTCTTCCCATGCCCACGGGTCTCGCCGGGGATTACGTATGGCCCGTTTACGAGGCCGTGGAGGCCACCATCGCCGGCGAGGGCGTTAAACTCACCGACACCAAAATCAAGATGGACAAGCTCACCGCCACTCCGCAGCGTATCGGCATCGCCATTCCGGTGACGCGCCAGAGCATCATCCAGACCGAGGACGTGATAGGCACCATCGTGCGCAACCTAATGCCGCTCAGCGTCGCGATGTTGCTCAACAAGATTTTGTTCTCCACCACCAAGGTGACGAATGCCACCACCCTCGTGGGACCGTTCGTGAACATCGCCGCCAAGGACATTGTGACATTCTCCGCCGAGCCCACGTTCAAGGAGTACAATTCCATGAAGGCGAAAGTCCTCGCCACCGGAGTTGACGGGGAGCATCTGTGCTGGGTGATGACCAAGGCGCAGAAAGCCATCGCCGAAGCCACCCCCAAGGATGCCGGCAGCGGCATCATGGTGTGCGAAGACGACAAAATCGCCGGTCTTCCGGTCTACACCACCAACTACATCGGAGAGGGGAATGTCGGTCTCGGCGACTGGCGTTACCAGCCCATGGGTCTCTTCGGCGACATCTCGTTTGTCATCGACCCCTATTCCCAAGCCCGAAAAGACGCTGTGGACTTCGTCCTCAATGTCAACTACGGCACCGCGACCCTCCGTCCGGAGGCGTTCGCCCTCGCCAAGGTGGGTGCTAACGCTTAAACTGTGCCGGCATGAGTGGAGAATCATTAGTGTCGTTGGACCTCGTGAAGGCGCACGTGCGCGCCGACGACTACGAGCTTGACGATGATCTTTTGGCATGGTACCGCGACGCCGCGGTTGAGCACGTTGTCGGGGCTACGAACAGGAGCGTGGACGACCTCCTCGAAAGGGGCGGCGGCAAACTCCCTTTGCGGCTCCAACAGGCGGTTCTCCTCGTGGTGGGGCATTGGTACAACCAGAGGGAGGAGTCGTCGGCTGTGCAGATGCACAAGATTCCCGACGGTGCCGACGCGCTTATCAAACCATTCCGTAAACTTAGCGACCGATGAGGGCCGGGGCGATGAAATACAGGCTCACCATGCTGATGCCGGTGAAAGGGGACGAGGTGTTCGGCTCCTCTGATATCAAATATCAGGAAGCGGGCGTAATACACGCCGAACGCGTCAAGATCTCCGGACGGAGCAGCGAGGAAGCCGGCGAGCATTTCTCCGACTACCATTCCGAGTGGAACGTGCGCGACGCGCATCCCGTGAAAGAGGGGTGGCGCGTGGCGCAGCTCGGAGGGGTGGAGTGGAACGTGACGAACGTCATCCCCAACCTCGACAAGGGATACAAGACATTAATCTGCGACAAGGTGAACAAATGAGCGGTCTGAACTACGACGACAGAAAT